TCCGCTTGGAAGCGTCCCCGTGTGAGCCAAGCGACTGCACCGCCAACGATTGCGCTGATGGTGCCGATGATAGTGGTTTCGATTAGGTTCACCTGTTGGCTACTTGCTCGGTTCTCCCTTTGATTTATCCAAAGCCATCCAACCTACTGACAATAGGGTCAATACCGAGCCGATGATTTCGGTGAGGGTTGCGGTGTCAAGGATACCTTTGGCGACGAGCGTACCGCCGATGAAGGTTAGCAAGTGACGAAGCAGAGCGATGACGGCTGATTTCATAAGTGGAAGTTTTGGTTGGTCGGGGTTGGCGTTACGGCGAAATAGGCGCATAAGGGGAAATGTTTTTATTTGGAAGGTGTTGCAAATTCTTGGAAATCTGCGGCGTATTGTTCCTCCCACCCGCTGAACGAATGCACTCCGCACGGGGCGGGCCAAACCACGAATGCGGCCAAGGGTTCGGGGCAGGTGTCGTGGAATAGTATGTCCACGCAGACGGCCTTGTCTATCTCCCCGACCTGCACGGCGAAGTCCAGCGGTTGCAGGGATTCCCCCAAAACCTTGTCAGCGGTAGCCCCGTCGGGGAATGCGAACTTGCGGAAGGTGGCCATCGTTAGGCGGTGAGGGCTGCGAGTTCGGCGTTGGTGAGGCGGGTGGTGTAGAGGGCGGCGGCACGGATGCGGTCGTTGAGCCTTCTTGCCGTACCAGATGCATTGCTACCTAAATAAATATGTGTAAGGGTGTTCATGGTAAAAGTAGCAGCATTAGTTGTTGCGACTTGAATGCCATTTATGAAGAAAGCGGTATCGCCTGATTTATATGCGACCGCCATCTTAAAAATTCCGTTAACTTGTCCTGTCGCATTTATTGAAGTAGATGCACTTTGAGTTGCGCTCTCTCGCTCAAATATTATTGACCCTGGAGAACCTTTCCTTATTTCCAGCCTGTTATTTATTGTGTTATCACTAATGGTAATAAACGAGGCTGCCGCATCTGCATAATTGGTAATAACCCCCTCAATATAAATCGTCCCCTCCGTCTGCCCGATGGATCCGCTGACGGCTCCGCTGACCGAGATGACATCTGCGCTTCGGCTACCCGTTCCTGTGGTGGTGGGGATATAAGAAGTCGCCACGGAGCCCGCCTCAAACTGCGCTCCCCAAGTGTAGGCGGTGAGGTTGAGTGCGCCTGATGTAGCAAAGGACACACTTCCGCTTGTACTTGCTAATTCAAAAACCATTCCACCAATAAGGTCGCCAACAGCCAATGTAAGAGGTTGAGAAATCAACCGATACCACCCATTCCCGTAGTTCTCAATCCTTGTGCCCGATGTTATTGCAGTCCCACTTGCAAGATTGAAAAACGAGCGACCAGGACTGGGACTTATGCCTGTAAAACCAATGGGTGTAATTGCACAAAAATCAAGAGGATTGGTTGCGCCACGCCTAACAAAAACGCTAAATGTATAAACGCCCGCTGCCGTTGCCGTTATTGCGGCCGTGCTATACCTAGTCGATTGCGTTACTCCACTTGCTGCACCACCGACATATTTGTTGATGCTTGCGCTCGTTCCATCGGGTGCAAGAAAGTCCGTGCTGCCCGTCGTGAATGTAACCCCGCCCGACACCGTTGGAGTGTCAAAGACATTCATCAAGTTGGCGTTGGGGGCCAAGTTCGTCCCCGCAGGCTCTACGAGTAACGCAGGACAACCCGTCACGCCGCCGCTTGTGTAGTAGTCCAAGCGGGGGATGCCGCTGGCTACGGATTCAATCAGGCCCGCAGAATCAAACCGCCGTGCCGCCGTATTGCGGGTAACGGTGAAGTCGCCTCGGTTGTCCGTGTTGGTTGGAATTTGCGAATACAACCGCCCCGTCTTGAATCGGGCGGGGACTATGAGTAGTGAAGGCGTGGGCATATTAAAAATTGAATATTACGGCAAATCGGGCTTGCAGGCAACCGTTGACGGCATCCTCTGCCGCTGCTGCCCCGTCGGTCGTAGCACGGGCGTTGAAGGCAGCCCATGCCGCAGCCGCAAGGCCACCTTGCAGCATATTGGTCGGATAGCCGTAGCCGTAGCCTATCAGCATGGTTAGAGGAAGGTGTAACCGATGACTGAACCTGCCGATGGCGTTACCGCCGTAATCTTGCCGCCGTTGCGACCCGAAATAACTATCCCAGCGGACACGGACTTGCTCGCAAGGTTGTAGGCGGAGCGCAAATCCTCGCTGCCCGTACGCAGCGTCCACGAATTCCATCGTGCCGCCCTGTCCGAGCATTTGTTGTAAGATTGGAGTTGGCATTGCTTGCGTATTTAGGGTAAATGTAGGTTAGGTCGGAATTTCACAAATGCTGTGGCTATACGGCAGTTGGAACGACAAGGTTGCCACCCACCCCGCCGTGCGGTCATCTCGGCTCTCTACAAAGCGTGTAAGCGACACGCTGGTACTTAGCGTCCACTCTTGCGTCGGGTCGTTTGTGAGCGAGGATATGAAGTCCTGTGCGATTTGTAGTTGGTCGCTCAAAACCTCGTCTTCGTTGTCTTGCCAACCGAGCGTCGGGCTTCCCGAAACCACGCCACCCATCGTGGCAATGGATTCCACTCGGTCAGAAAAATAGACACCGACCACAAGAGCCAAAGTCCCAGCATCCGTACTCGCTGACTGAACATCCGCAAATACCAAAGGATAGACGATTCGCTCACGGCTTGGGGTTCGCAGGTTGATGGTGTTGTCGGTCCCGATGGCAAGTGGGTCCCCCGTCCCGAAGGAGTTTACTTGCGGATGGGCATTTGCAAGCGCAAGGAGTGCTTGCTTTATTCGTATCCAAGACATAGGCTTGTAGTTTCAAAATGTTTTTAGAATGTGCGCCCATTGATTTCAGCAGTTGGAGCAGTAGGGGTCATAGGGCCAAGGGCGGTCCAAGCCAGCACCACGGCGCAGGGTTCTTGCGTCCAAGGCCATCCCCGTGTTGTAGTTCGTGCCGTTGGGGTAGATGGTGTCCAATGCCGATGGCGGGGAGTTAAAGAGCGGATAGTTCGCCTTCTGCTCCATGAGGTAGCGGGTGATTCGCTCCGAGTACCACTCGGCATCGTTCTTCACTTTGTCGGTGAGGCGGGTGATTTCGTCCATGGACATCTGCGAAGATTCCTCGCTGGTTCTGCGGACCATTCCCTTGTTCATGTACTTAAACGCCAAGACCATTGGCAACTCGTAATAGAGCCATTGCACCATGGCGGGTTGGATGTAGTCCTCCAATAGCGTCGTGTTGAGTGCAGTCGTTGTGCCGCTGACCACCTGCCCCACCATTTCCGAGTACAGGGCCGATCCAACGATAGGCTGAATCCGCATCTCTTGCACCTTCACGATGGTTGGCCGTATCTGCGTGAACGATACATTCTCGTTGATTACGGAGTTGTCCAGCAGGGTTTGTTCGCTGATAAAGAGTGCCTTCATGCTTTCGTGATTTTATTGCCTTTGCGGATGACGAGTTGCTGCTCCCAAATGTGTCTGCATTGGGGGCGGTTCACTCCGCTGGCAGTGTGATACCAACCGCCTCTGCGATTCCATACGGAGTAGCCCATGATGTTGGAAATACCATCAATGTCGTCACGGGTGTACACCTTCCCTTGGTCAGCGAGGTCCAACATGACCTTGCAGAACTCACGGCTGGTCCTCTTGTCCTTGTTGCTGAAACCCGCCGCCCATGCGTATTTGTAGCGGACCTCCAGCACGGGTTCATCCGTTGGCTTTGCACCTTCCTTGGAGATTTGGTCCACGGTACGGGCAATGGGGTAACGGTCCTTGTTAATCAAGTATGCCACCCGCTTGGCGACCTTTGCCTTGCTGACCCCGAACTCCTTGGCCATTTCTTCCACGGAGGCATCCCGATTCTTCTTGCGGTACTTTTCGATTTTCTCGTCGAGTTCTTTTTCTTCCTCCCCAAGTTCAGCGAAGGCTTGACGCACTTGGTCGTCTAAGTCGGTGTCAAACCGCATTGGCTTGGAGTGCATGACCACATACTCGTCGGAACTGCTTCCAAACTTGCTTGCGACCACCTCCAAGACCTTAAATTCCTCGTCCCCCCATCCGTAGTCCTCGTCGTCTTCTTCGCCCCACATAGGCTCGCTGAAGGCTTGCTCCTGCACGCCGAGCAGGGTGTTCACTTCTTCGGCCGTCAACCCGAAACCAGCGGATAGCATCGTGCGGGCCATCTCCAAGGTGATTTTTTCTTGGGCATAGTGACGGACGATTCGCATGAGGTTTTGGTACTCCCTGCCCGATAATTTCTTGATGTTGTCGTTGCTTAGTTGTGCAGGTGTTTGCGGAACCTCGTCGGGTTGGGGATTGGGTCCGACCACATCGGCGGGTTGCTTTTCCAATACCGGCAAGCCGGCTTTTTCACGGAGTTCCTCCGGGGTCATGATAGTCAGCAGGGCTTGCTCGGATAGTCGCTCGGTGATGGGTTCCACAGGAATCAGTTCCATGCCCTCCACTCCATTGAACGAGCCCAAGTAGTTAATCATCCGCTCCACCTTGCGAACTCGGTCGTTCACATAGGTCGCCTTGAATAGTTCGTACGCCTCCACGAGTTCCTGCCGTCCACCAAGTTGACCCTCGGTCTTCACGCCAAATAGCATCGGGTTCACGACCCTGTGACTGATGAAGATTTCCGACTGGATGGCCTTGTTCAAAATCTCAAACTGCTTGTCCATGTCGCTCGGTGTGAGCGGTTCCAAGGTGGGAGCCTTGCTCACATCGTCGTTGAAAGTCACAACAAAGCGACCTGCATTGTCCGTCCCGCTGAACTTGCGTTTAATCTGCCGCTCAATGTCGCCTTGCTCTTCGGGTGTCGGGATGCCGTTGTTGAAGTTGATTAAATACCCACCCCAAAAGTTGTTGCGGAGGTTGTTGTTGTGGAAGTTGGCCACTTGGACATCCGCTTCAATCCAAGCCAAGCCTCCCATGTATTCGGGGAGCGGATAGGACTTCACGCCAGCGGCATAGACCCTGTAATAGAACAACTGCTTGCCGATTCGATTGTCAGCATCAAAGGCGGGAATCTTTTCGACATCCCCGATTTTGGGGTAGAGTTGGACCATTGCATCGTCGTACCAATCAGCGACTTGGAACATCCGCTCGTCCTTGTCAACACGAATCTTTTCAAAGGGGATATGCTCCATCTTGGCGATGGTTCCCATCTTGTTCCAAGTCACCGCAACCGCAAACCCGTTGAATAGTTCCAAGTCAAGGACGAGTTTCTCGGTGATGTCGTTGAGGTCGTCATGCTCGCTCAACCCGTCAAAAAACTTGGCGTAGCGGGCCTGCTGCTCCACGGTCATCTTCTCCCCAGGTTGCCAGCCTCCGCCGACGATGTAGTTCACTTTGCCGTTCACAATAGCGTTGTGCTTTGAACTGCGGCGGTAGTTGTCCAGCAGATAGTAGGGGTACTCGTTTAATGCCCCGTAGGTGATGTATTTGCCCGCCTTGTTCTCCAACATCACGGGGACCTTGTGTTCAATCCCAAGCCATTGGGTGAACGATTGCTTTATACTGCTCATAGCGTGTGTACGGTAAAGGATAGGGCCGAAATCGTGATAGCACCGCCATCGTTCACGGCGTTGATGTAGATGGCGAACTCGTCGTTGACTGCCCCTTGCAGAATCGCTTCAAGCGTGACCGCATGGCCGTTGTTGTGGCCCGTGGTGATGTCCGTCATCGATTGCTGAATAACCGTGCCGTTCTTGGCGATGTAGATGATTATTTGGTTGCCGTTCCCCTGCGAGAACACCATGCTTGCCGACACCCGCAAGGACGCATTGGTTGTACCTGTGTAGGTGATGGCGGTGGTGGTCCGTGAGAAATTGTAGGTCGTCAGCAGTCCCGATTTCAGCGGGGTTGTTAACTTGACGGCCTGACCTTGGGTCGGGGTGAAGTTCTTGGATTCGTCAAGGTACAGGTTCGCCACGCCCCGCTCTCGGTCCAAGGTAGCGGTGTCTGCGAGGTCGTCGAATAGTCCACCGACACGGGCGGCGGTGTTCGCTCCTGCGGCGGTTTCGGATGTGATGGTGGCAGCAGATGCTACCAACTGACTGCGGGTTTGTACGCTCATGCGAAAGATTGGTCAAAGGTGGAATCAAACACTCGCTCATCGGACGAGCCGAAGACGGTGTACTGGATGGAATTGGCGAAGGTGTTGAAGGTCAGCAAAACTACCTGTACATACGCCAAGCCCGTTTCAACGACTGCAGTCGCTGCGCTAACCGTGGAAGAGGTATCGTAAACTTCATACTTATACGAGCCTGTTTCAAGCGACCCCACGGCAATCTGAAATTTGTCATAACGGTTCGTATAGTTGGAAAGGTTGGCCGATTTCAGCAGGGTAAAGTCGGTCGTGGCGTTCTTGGCGATGTTGGTCAGCCGCAAGATGTAACGGTCCCCCGATGAGGCCCGCTGCGTCCAAGTGACGACGATTGTGTTCGTGGTGTTGGGGGATAGGTAAATCACTCTATTCCCAAATGTAGGATGCGCCCGAATTTCACAATTTGCGCCCGATGCTTCGGTAGAGTTCGGCCCTCCGTTCGGCGGTCTTGCTGATGTCAAACCGCTCCCTCACATCCTTGGACAACTGCACGGCCAAGGAGCGAGCGTAGTCGGGGTCGTTCACAAACTTGCGGACGGCCTTGTACCAAGCGTCCTTCTTGCCGTAGGGTATGAGCAACCCGTTGTGGCCGTGGACGATTATGTCCGTGTAGGGGATGGTTTCGGATGCGATGATAGCCTTGCCCATCCATCCCGCTTCCACGACTTTCAGTTCGCTTTTAAGGCGGTTGAACTTGGTATCACGGAGGGGGGCAATCGTGGCGTTGATGAAGTTGTAGCCGCCCACATAGGAGTAGATGTCCGCCGCTTGGATGCGGCCGTAGTTCTTGTTCAGCCCCCTGCAGGATAGCATCCGCTCGTAATCGTCATAGACGGGGTTGCCGTCGTTCCACCCGCCAAGGTAGATTTTGTAACGGCCATCCAGCGACTTGTCGTGGGCCAGCAGGCTGAAGGAATGCTCCACCAAGGCGATGTCCTCCTGATGCTGCGCCCCGCCAAACCATCCGATTTTGAACAGGTGCGGTTCGGGTTCAGCAGTCGTGTCGGGCAAGTACTGCTGATAGGCTTCGTAGGGTTCGTTGGGGAGGATGGTTACCTTCTTGTTGAGCAGGCGAATCTTTTGTGCGAGGTGTTCGGTCGTGGTGGTCACATGGTCAGCCAAGCGGATGTGTTCCCGTATCTGCTCGTCAAGTTTGGTGGACAAATAGTGTCGGTACATGATGTGTCCCGATTCCAGCACCCAATAGTCGTCAAGGTCCAATATCACCTTCGCCCCAAACGCCGTTAGAGCCTCGTAAACCTTCCGAATTTGTTCCAAGGTACCTTGACACCAAAGACGATTAAATAGCCACACATCAACGGTCTTTAGGTCCTCATCCTTGACATTGGCGATGTTGTCCACGCACACATAGTCAAACTCCGTGAAGTTGTCGCCCAAGTAAGCGTTCGGCATTTCCAATCGGTAGAAGGAACACCCCGTCGGGTGGGCGTTGTAAACGATGCAAATTCTCATGGTTCAAAGGTACAAAAAAAAGGGCCACCCCTTGCGAGATGGCCCCTGACCACTAAACCATGCGGGGTATGAGGCCCGCAGGTCAAAGATACTCTACGAACCGCTGATTTGTGCGGTCAGCGCAGAGAATGTTGCTGGCAAGATGTTCAGCATTGCATCGGGTTCCATGCCCGTCAGCGTCATCTCGTAGCCTGAACGGTCACCGAATGCAGTACCCGTTCCAGCAGTTCCAGCGGAGGCTTCCAAGCCATTCGCAGCACCCAACACCCAGTAGCGGCTGTTGTTGTCTTGAACGATGACCAGCAAGCGATTCCGAGCCAAGAGGCGCAGTTCATTCCGCACGGCGGTCTGCAACTTGTTGATTGTAAAGGTTACTTCGGGCGTGTAGAACAAGGTTCCGTTCTCGGTGCTTGCGTTCAAGGTTTCCGTCATGGACGAAGTGGCCTTGGTCAAGTCGTACTCGTAGAATCCCGATGAGAAACCCGTGAAGCCTGTGACCGTTCCGCTTCCGTTGGTGTTCACGGAACCCGTTGGGTTGAAGGCTTGGACAAAGACAGTTTTGATGCCGCCGACGGCGTCACGGCATCCGAGGGCGTAGCCCGTAGTGAGAGAACAAGACATAGTGTATATTTTATTTTAAGGTGGAACAAAATAACGGGGGGCAGTTACCCGCCCCCCTTACACTTAGGCCAATCTCCAGTCAACAACGAGGTCTGGATAGGCTACCTGCACGCCGCATTTTAGGGCACACTGAAAGCGTATTTCGTCGTTGTCGATGCTTGGCCAGATGGAGAACTGCTCCTCGTCGCTCAACAAGTCCGTTCCGTAGAAGAAGTTACCGAGGTAAGAACAAACCAAGCGGTTATACCCAAGCAAACCTGGGACGGCAACTACACGGACATTGGTACCAGGGTAGATGATGTCACCATCGGCCAACCCTTGCAGGTCAACTTGGTTGTACATGACGCTGGCGTTGGTGGTGGACTTGAACGCTCCAATCAAGGTGCGGAATACATCCCATCCGCAGAAGATGACGAGGTCGTTGCGGGTCAAGATGGCCTGCGGGATGCGGGTGTAGATGTTGTCAAAGATGCTGATAACATTGCTTGTGGTGATACCAACGGAGGCAGACACGGCAGCGGTGTTACCCGACACAGTTGAACCTGATGCAGCGTTCAAGATTGTCAGCAAACCTGTGACCAAAGTAGAACCTGACCAAATGGCGTTCTCCAAAGCCTCGGCAATGCGGAGGGCTTTCTGCTCGGCGAATGCTTGCTCGAATGGTACGCCGTCGTAAGTTGAACCAGCGGTCAACTGCGTCTGCATCCAGTACTGCTCAAGTGAGCGAGGGCAAAGAGCCTCTTGGATTTTCAAGGGAGCAACGGTGATGGTACGCTGCGTGAAGGTTGTGTTTCCTGATGCAGCACCTGCGACATTCCATCCGCAAGCCGTTCCTGATTGGAAGGCAGCATCGGTGTCCATCAAGTTGAGGGTAGCAGCCGACTTGATACCCACCTGCTTGGTGAACAAAGATGCGGTGCGGGCCGAGAATACGGCCTTGGTGATGAGGGGGAGCCGCTGCTGCTCGGTGTAAGTAGTCAGCGGGGAAACGAATGAATAAGCCATGGCTTTTTGTTTGGGGGGTTAAGGATTAATTGGATTTTTTGAGAGTTTGAATTGCTTGTGCGAGGGCGTTGAAGTTCTGCGTTGCAGCGGCCTTCCGTTGCTCCACGATTGCGGAGGCGGTTGGCTTCGGGGCTTCGGATGGTAGTTCGGCGACCTTCTCGACAATGTCCGTCATGGTTTCCATCTGCGATGCAAATGCGGCCATCTTGTCCTTCATTTTGCCCATTTCAGCGTAGGCGGCTTTGAGTTCTTCCATGATGGACACCAAGTGCTTCTTGACGATTTCTTCCACCATGGCGGGGTCCACCATTGGGTAGCCTTCGGCGATTTCACTCACCACTTCGCCTGCAACTTCGGGGGTTATCTCTGCGGCAACGGCGACTTCCTCGGCAGGGGCAGGGGCTTCGGCTACGACAACTTCGGTGATTTTGCCACCTTCGGTCTTGATTGTTCCAACACCTTCCACTTGATGCTCTCCGTCAGGAGCAGGAAGGGTTTCGTCCTCGGTGATGACATACACGGCGGTACCTGCAACGAGGTCGCCGTCCACACGGACAACGGTTCCATCCACCAACTTGTAGTCGGCAAAGGATTGCTTTTGGGTTGTGAACTTGCGGAGTTCGGTCCGCAAAGTGTCAATGGCTGCTTTTAAGTTCATGTTATTGGGATTTGTAGTTTGGTTGGATATGTTGCAAAAAGTTAGTCAAATCGTCTGCGAGGCCCGCAAGTGCGACCTCCAGTTCGGTTCCTGTATTTTTCATCCCGAACAAGCCCTCCACGGAGAAACCTTTGAAGGCGTGGCGGTTCTCCCACACTTCGTCGTTCTCAACCTTGAAGGAACCAAACCAAGAGCCGTCGGGGGTGTCCTCGTAGCCTTTGGGAGCCATTATGCCCCGCTCGGTGTCGGTGATGTAACTCTCGAACATGAACACGCCATCGAGTTCTGCATTGTGGTAAGCGTTCACATTGTGCTGGTTGCCTTGCTTGAAGTACTTCTGCACGATTTTGCGGATGGTGGCCTTGTCAAACACGACATAATACTCGCCGTAGGTGTCGTCCTTCCGGTAGATGGGAGTATCGGCAAGCATGAGCGGCCCGGTCAGCACACGGCGTTCTCCCGTTTCGGCGAAGCGTTGCGGGGTCTTGGCGAAGGCTTGGAAGGGTTTCTCAATCGCAGGCATATCGACGAGGGCGACGAATTGCACGCCTTCGTCAACCTCATCCACGGTCATTCGGTACACGGGAAGTTCCATGGTGGGATATGTAGCGGTTAGCCTAATGTTGCAAATTCGGACAAGCGGCGCACCCTGCTGGTCGTCTGCTGAATGTCTCGCTCCACCACATAGGCCCGCATGGGTTGCATCCCTTGGCCTTGGCCGTTCATTGCAGCCCCATCCGTTCCGAGCATCGTGGTTTGGGGATTAGCAAAGATTGGAGGTGGGGTTGTAGATGCGCCGCCACCACCTACGGTAGGAACGGGAGTTGAACTTACCGAAGATGTACTTTTGAACTGCGTCTTGGAGATTGCGGCAACCCGTGCAAGACCTTGGGCGACCGCAATGCCTGCGGCAATGGATGCACGGACGGGGGCCGAAGGGTCGGGAATAGTCATTTGGGACTTATACGCTCCCTGTGCAGCCGCAAAAGTGTCAATAATGGTTTGGGCTATCCCTGCTGCTTTGTTGATGTTGAATGCCCTTTTTTGAGATTCTTCGCTTTGACCTGCAAAAGCATTAGCAAGTTCGCCAATAGTGGCAAACCCGCTGCTTGCGAGTTCAATTTTTTGTTGCTCAATTATGCGTTGGTCTTCAAGTTTTTTCTTTTCAATCTCAGCCGCATTTGCCGCCGCTGATGCACGGGCTTGACCCTCCCTTCGCATTCCATCAATAACCGCCTGCTCTGCCGCTGCTTGAGCGTCCAACTGGTTTTCATAAAGGAGCAAATTTGTTTCTTTGACAAAATCAATGATTTGATTGCCCTCTTGGTTTCTTTCTTTTGTGCTGCTTTTTATTTGCTCGCTTCTGCCTTTACGAATCTCCTTGTTTGCATTTTCAGTTTCCTTCACCAAAGTTTTAAGTTCGGTAATTCGGTTTTGAAGTTGCTGCTGATTCATCCCGTTGATTTCCGCATTTTGACCTTTAATGGTTTGCATCATCATCTCACGGGCCTGCAACTCATTCTTGTATTGAGCGATTTTCCTTTCGTTTATTTTGATTTCGTCAAGACCAAAAGCGGCAAGGCTTCGGTAGTATAACTCCATCGCTTTTTTCCCATCTTCTGTCGCTTGTTTTTGTCTTTCAAGTTCTTCCGTGCTTTTTTTGGTTGAACTGCTAAACGCACCCATTGCTTCAGCCGCTAACCCAAGAACCACCACAAAGGCTCCGACGCCCGTCGCAAGCAACGCAAGACGAAAAGCCCTCATCGCCCCTGTGCTTGTGCCTACTGCTAAAGCATACAACTTTTGAGCCAATGCCGCTGCTTCGGTTGTGATAACGGATTTTTGGGTCAGCAGAATGTTGATTTGCTGCACCCCATTGACCAAGGCCATCGCCCCTTGGACTTGTACCATTGCCTTTTGCAGGTCCTCGTTTTCGTCACCGAACAAAGCCGCTGCGCCTTGGGCAATCGCAAACCCTGCCGCAACTGCTTGGGATGCTTCCACGATTAAGGTAAACGCTTTGCTTCCACCTTTTGCAAAAGAATCCACCGACTGCTCAACGCCCTCAATGGTTCGCTTGTAGTTACCCGCCTCAACTTGCAGGCGTTGGAACTCTTCGGTGTTCTGCTTGCCCGCCGCAGCGAGTTCAACCATCCGCTTTTTAGCGGCGTTGAGTTTGTCTTCAAGCGATTGAAGTGCTGGCCCTGTCGCATCGGTGGCGACTACTTTGAGGGCAATTTCTTTGGTTACATCTGCCATGGTTATCCTTCGGAGGGTAGTTCGGGGTTTACGGGTGGTTCATATCCTGGGTCCACAGGGTCGGGGTCAATGGGACCGTTAAACAGTAATTCGGGGTCGCTTGCAATCGGGGTCGTCGTAGTTG